TGCACATTCTCCCCAATAACGAATTGGGGTTTGATCTCCCTAATGAGTCTAAACATTTCTGGCCAGAGATAGCGGTCGTCATCTGTTCCTTTTCTTTTCCCTGCGACTGACATTGGTTGGCAGGGGAACCCTCCCACAACGACATCTGCGTCTCCTTCTTTTCCTTCGACATTTTTTATATCCTCCTCTATTGGTATGTTTGGAAAGTTCTTCTGTAAAACTTTTTGACAGTACTTATCTTTCTCAACAAATTTTACAGTCTCAAATATTCCTGTAGAGTCTAAGCCTAATGCAAAACCTCCTATACCAGAAAATAAATCAAGAACTTTTAATTTTTTCATTCTTCGCGAACCTTCCATTTTTATCTCGTGTTATAATAATTCTTTTGTGACATCTTTTGTCGTGTTCTGGGTTTGCTGATTTTAAACAATCCATTGCTTTTTTATATTGACCATTTGACCAAAGCCATCCTGCATGATTTTGTAATATTTTATTTATCATCTTTTTGTTTTATGTCTGGTGCAAATTTTCTTAGCCAACAAAGTGCACAATAAAGTATTTTATTTTCTATAATTATTGCCATTTTTTTACACTGACTACAGTTTTTTACCATCTTTCAATTTTTTAATTTCTAATTCACAGTAATGAATTATTTTTTCCAAATCTTGTATGCCATTTTTATTCAAATAACGACACACGTATTTTATAACGTTGCCTTGAAAAAACGTAAGTTCATTTTTTGAAATAAACTCGTAAGGTTGAATGTGAAAATTTTTATAGTGATTCCCACCTATCTGTTTATCTTGTGGAAATACATCTTTAAATATATCTTTATGCGTCATAAATTATAACCATATCTTTCTATTTTTGCTCTCATCAAGTATAAATTTCTTTTGCTACGTGTTACTCCTACGTACCATACTCTGTGTTCTTCATCTCTTTTTTTACTGCTTTTTACCACAGCTTCTCTTATTTTTCTAGCATTATCTAAAACTAATATTACATTTTCCGACTCACCTCCTTTTGCTGCATGAATCGTAGATATTTTTATACGAGGATCTTCATTTAATTTTTCTTTATTTGAAAGGAGTAATCTTATATAATTCTTATCCTCATTATTTGCCTTATCAAAAGCTTCATACCAAGGCACTACTTCATTCCAATCTTCATTTGTCATGTAGTCTTGAACATCATCTATTTGTGTAGAGTCTAATTCCTGGCCTTCTGACCATTTAGAATAATAAATAGCTGCTTTGTATAATTTTGAATCAAAACTTTTAATGTATTTGTTTTCAAAGAATAAACCTTTTTGTTTTATTTCTTTTGCTATCTTAATAGACTTGTCAATTGTTCTAGTTAATATCAACCAGTTATCTTTATATAAATTAACATTATCTAAATTATTTATTTTTATACAATGACCTTCTTCACTTTTAGGAAGATAATCTTTAGTTGCTCTTAAACCTTCTATTCTACTTACTATAGTATTTGATAAATCCTGTATTTGTACTGGAACTCTTCTTGATTTTTTTAAAACAATTTCTGTTGCAGGTTCTTGTATAAATCTATCAACATCTGCTCCCGCCCATGCATAAATTGCTTGGTCATCATCTCCTGCAAGATACATATCTTTTGTATTTGTTTTTAAAATATCAAACATCTGCCATTGTATAGGTGAAAGATCTTGTGCTTCATCTATAAAAACCACATCAAATTCTGGACACAAATGTTTCTTCTCCACAAACTGATGAATCATATCAGTAAAATCAATTAAATGATTATTCTTTTTATATTCAACATAGTTTGCTGCAACATGTTTCAAGATGTTTGGTCTGATATCTTTACTATATTCTCCTGTGCAATATTCATCCCAAACTTCAATGTCTTTTTCTCTAGCTTTTGTTATGATTTGAAAATATTCATTATCACAGGTTAAATAAGGTGAAGAGTCTAAATCTCTTTTTGCTTTAACACTTATGCTTACTTCTCTACCCAGATCATTGTAATGGTAGTCTTGCATTACATTTTCTTCTTTAAGTCCTAGTCTATGAAACGCTAAAGAGTGTAAGGTTTGAAAATATTTAAGATCTTTCTTTTGAAACTGATTGTTTTTATTTAACATTCTTTCTTTTGCTTCAAGTGCTGCTTTTTTTGTAAACGCAAAATAACCTATTTTTTCTATGGGTGTATCTTTTCTTATATAAGCTAGCGCTCTCCGTATTAATTTTTCTGTTTTACCTGTACCGGGAGGACCATAAAATTTTTTTATCACAGTATTTTATCCTTATCTTGCATAGAAATTATTTCTACTTCCTCTTCTTCTCTTTCAAAAAAAGAAAGTGGAATCTTCACACAACGAATAGGATTGTGAGATTTTTTATCTGTGTCTTTTTTAGGGTATCTTTTTAAATGTCCGAGTTCTGCTTTAAATTCTTCGATTAACATCCTACCAGTCTTTTCAAATTTCATTTTCCATTCTTTATTTTTTAAGTAATTAAAGAAAACATCCATTGTAAAATATGCAAAACCATCTTCTTTTAATATAGATCCACTACTAAACGATGTTGCACTTACTGCGGGAACTCCATTAATGTGTTCCTCTAGATATTTTTGCAACAATTCTTTTGGTGATGTACCTAAAGGAGGTGGCTGAACTGTTTCAGTTTCTTTTAAGTTTTCCATTATAATTTGAAATTCATCTTGTTTTATTCTTGGTGGAGCAAGAGGAGTATGTGCACCAATCAATCTTCTACATTTTTCCATATCCATTAAATAATTAATATCTCTAGCTACAACTTGTTTACTCATCTCTCCGTCTTGTTTATCATTAAAATGAACAGTAAATCTAAATTCTGGATCTGGCTGATAATCTATTCTAATTAATGCTGATAGCTGCGGAAACTTCTTTTGTTTATCAGACAAATATCCAAACTTTCTTTTGGCACATTCTGATTTAATACAATTCATTCTAATAGGATCTTGATCGCATAAATGACCTGCAGTTGGTTTACGCCAAGATTTTATTTTATCTAAAACTTTTTTATCTCCCCATTCTTCATCATATAAAATATATTTTCTCGCTCCTTCTAAAACTTTTTTCTCCCAAAGATCTGGGTATTTCTTTTTACAAAAAACCATGTAATTAAATAAAAACCTGTCTCTTTCATCTGGTAATTTATTACTATCATCAATTGTTTTAGATATTGCTTGTAAACAAGGTGGGCCATCAGAAAATTCTTCGGCTCCTCCGGTAAGTATTTTATTGATATGTGAGTCTATAAATTCATTTAATTCTTTTTCTGTCTTTAAATTAGCCTCAACAACTTTTATAAATTGCTCAAAAGTAAATTCAGTGCCATCTAAATTTATTGCAACTCTTTCTGTTTTGTTATAATATGGCAGGTTTATAAAATTACCATTTGTAAAACTTCCGTCTGGTCCTGTTCCAAGTTCCGTTTGTTTTGGATATATTTCTGTTGTCGGATTAAGCTGCAACGTATATAATAGTTTGTCTAAAAAATTTCTTAAAAAACTAGCTTTGACTTTTTCTTTTGTATAAACATACAAATGAAGTCCACCACTTTTAGATTTAACTGGTACAACCGGTAAATTATTTTGTTCTATAATTTCTAAATATTTTCTTGGGCTAAAATCTTGATATGATTTTGAATCAATGTCGATTGCACCGAAACTAACCATTCCATTATCATCACAAGGTTGTATACCAATAGATTTTTCTCCCTTGAGATGTTGAAGATAGTCTGTGTCTGTTAGTTGTTTGCCTGCCCAACCATGTTTTACTTTGAACTTACCTGTAGTTGAGTCTTTGTAACCATTACTAACTTCGGCGTAACCATAATCTCTTTTTAATCCGTCAAATATCTGTATAAATTTCTGTTCCATGCGATTTTTTTGTGGGCACTTCCACTCTCGCTTTGGTGCCCACAACCTAGGATTCTAGTAGTGAGAGTCAGTAGCTGTTTGTTCTTCACCATGTTTTACTTCTACATCACCTTTTTTGATGCTTTCAGCAAAACTTCTCGCTTGTTGGTAAAGATCCTCATTTTCTACAGTGCCGACTTTACTTACTTCCCAACCAAACCAAGTACCTTTATCGTTTGATTGTTGTGTAGTCCTCAATAAATACTGATGACTAAAAGAAGCTGGAGTAAACATTCCATTCTTTCCTTTTAACTTTATACTCTGCATCATACTATTCCATTTTCTACTAATCTTTAATTGTGTAGATTTCATGGCGATCAATGCAGTAGTAGGAACTTTTCCTGCCA